ATATTGTGGATAGTCATGTTATTTTTGAAAAACATTTTAATAAGCGTAAAACATTTTATAGAAAACAAAAATTTAAGATAATAGAGGCAAATATGGATCAGTATAAAAATAATGAATGGAGTACTATTTTCGATCCAACATTAAAAAAAAAGTTAAAGTCTATGAAAAATGGACCAAAAAAAAAGAAAAATCTGAAAATAGATACAAAATATAAAATAAAATCAAAATATGATACAAAATCAAAAGATTCTTTACTATCTGGAGTTTGTTTGATTAGTGATGATGATGAATGATAGTGTTAATAAATAATATCGATTAAAAAAAAAATTTTAATTATATATTATATCCAATGGAATATAGATATTTGCAAAAAGAGGATTTTAATAAAAATTATTTAGATTTATTAGAACAATTAACAGAAGTAAATAAACATCAAATAACATATGAAAAGTTTTCTAATTTTGTAGAAAATTTAAATAAAAAACATAAAATAATAGTAATAGAATATAATAATAAAATTATAGCATCAGGAACAATTTTAATAGAAAATAAAGTAATACACGGAATAAACAGAGTGGCCCATATAGAAGATATAGTTATATGTAATACAAGTCGAGGTTTAGGATTGGGTAAACAATTAATATCTTTTTTAATAAATATAGCAAAAGACGAAGATTGTTATAAGGTTATATTAAATTGTAAAAAAGAATATGTGGGATTTTATGAAAAATGTGGATTGGTAAATCATGCGATAGAGATGGTGAAATATATTAAATAATTTTCATATTCTGAAATTTATTTAATAATAAATAATTTAATTTTTATAGTGGTTGTAATTGTCATAACTATTGACATATCTTACTTTGCTGACAGGTCCTGTAGCCCATGGTTGAGAGCCAAATGTATTAGGAGTAGAATATCCAGCAGAATGTGCTACATTACTGGCATACTGAGAATATGCCCCACCACGATGTTTCCTAGTGCGTTTCTTTCTACGGGATTTTCTTTTTCTTTTTCCCCCCCGTTTTAAGGTATTTCTTAAAGGAGACGATTTTGTAGTTGCTTTTTTTGTGTTATGTTGATCAACACCCTTCATGTCGAGACCATATCTCATTAATGGTTCACTATGTGTACCATGCATACGTTGTTTCATAGCAATTTTAGCCAAGGGGCTATATTTGGGTTGCCCTCCAGCACTTCGAGAACGAGAAACTCTACCTGGGGTAGCAAATAAATTACGTTTTCCATTATTCAATCTATTATTTGATCTGCGAGATTTGCTGCGAGATTTGCTGCGAGATTTGCTGCGAGATTTGCTGCGAGATTTGCTGCGAGATTTGCTGCGAGATTTGCTGCGAGATTTGCTGCGAGATTTGGTTATACTCTTCTTCTTCTTTTTATTTTTCTTTTTTTTAGTTTTTCTTTTCTTTTTTCTTTTTTTACCTCCACACATATTGGGACTTTTAAGTTTAGTAATAGGAGCATAACTTCCACGAAGTGCGGCAGCATGCTGTGATCCAGATTTTGTAAATCCATAACTAACACCACCAAAATCACCATCATTGTTATGTGCTCCACCCTTTTGACAATTATTGTAATGTTTGTTTGCAATAGGATATGTATTCCCTAATCCAATATTATCTGAATTTGATAAAGATGACATAGTAGAACCGTAACCTCCTCCAGTTTGTCCAGAACATGTAACTCCACTTTTATTACCAATTTTTGGTTGAATAAATTGGTCATTATTATAATTAGCGTAACTCATTATATATATTAATAGTTATTTTTTTTTTCTACTAAATTTATTTCTCTTATGGAACATATTTTTTCTGTTGTTTTTTCTAATGGAACCCATCCATTGAATTTAGAATTATAAACGCATTTAATTATTTCTGTTTTTTCTAAATCAACAAATTTATCAATAGACATATTTTCAAATTCTTCTTCACTATCACTTTCTTCTAATGCATCTAAATTTAAATTTTCTTTAATATTACGAAAAGAATTATTCATAAAAACACTTGTTTTATAATCAGGGATATAACTATTTTTATATCTTTGCAAATTATCATTTTCGTCTAAAGCATATAAATCATAAATATCATTAATAATTGTTGCTTTAATTAAAAATGTTTTATAAAGAGTTTGAGTATTTTTATAAATTAGGTTTAAAAATGTTTTATTCTTAAACAATAATCTATGTTGAATAGAATATATAACAAATGGTACATTCACGGCTTGTTTATATAATTCATTAATATTTTGTGACATAATTGGAGTTCCAATTGTAAGTTGATCTTTTATGATTTTATTTTGAGATATAGAGAATTTCATCATTTCATCAATACATTTAAATTTATGATATTGATTATAATTAGTTAAATTATGTCCTTTAAAATAAAATATATTTTCAGTATTAAAACAATTATTTTCTTTAACAAAAAAAGTGGTTCCATATAAAATAGTACCATTTCCAGAACATAAAATAGAATCAAAGTTCGCTTTTTTAGATTGTATATTTGTAATTTTTTTTGTTCTTAAATTTAATGTCATTAAAAAACAATATGGTTTATTTTTATGCATTTTAAACCATAAAAAGCATTTTTTTCCCTTAGGGATAAGTAAATATATATCTGATTGAACTTTATTATGAGTATATTTTTCATAAGAAAGTTCTATATTTGGAAAATAATTCAAAATATCATTAAAATTTCTTCTTCTGTGTTTATTCGACATATAATAGAATTATCCAATATTTCTCTAAATATATTTCTAATATGTACTAAAGTTATTTGAATCAAATATATCTCCAGTTGGTTGTTGAGGTTTTGTTAGTTTTTCTTCTTTTGTGGCGGATGTTTTTTTATTTGATAAATTTTTCAAATAATTTTTTAGTTCTGTTTTCATATTTTCATTTTTTTGTTTATTTTTTTGAATAGAATTATAAATATCTTTATATTGACCTACTGGTTTCTTTATCATATCTATAGTTTTGGGTATTGTTAAATTATTTTTAAAAAATAGATAACTATAATGCAATGATAAAATTAATATAATTGATAATATTATTTGTTGACAGATCCAAAATAACATGGTATATATATCTTATATATTTAACGATTCTAAATATAAACTTATATCATTATTAAAAAAATAATCATTTAATAAATTATTTTTCGTAGTAAAATACAATTTTACTACTTTATTATCTTTTAATTCTATAATCATCGTCGTAGTATTACTATTTTTCAATGAAAAATATAATTTTTTTATTTTTTGGTTTAAATAACAAATGGGTAATTGTGTAATATTTTCTGTCTTTTTTATAAAATAATCATTGCCTAAAAGTGTGTATTTTTTAATAAAACCTGACTGTTCAAATGAATTATTATAATTTATTTTAAATAAACAAATTTCATTATTTTTAATAGTATAGTAACCATTATTTGAGAATAAAATATCTTCTTCAGTTTCATTATACTTAAATTTATCCTTTAATTTATTGATAGTTGAAGATTTTATTTTATTTATATCTAAAGGAGTTACAAAATATTGTGTTGGCATTTAATATATTATTTTATAAACTATTTAAACCGATTATACATAATCAATACAGATGACAAAAATTATTATTGTAGAAAAAACCAAAACAAAAAAAGAAATTAATATAAGAAATTTTTCGTTAGAAAATTTATTTAAAAAGGCAAATTTAAAAAATAATAACAATTTTTTAAAAAGACATACATGGAAGGTTGGGGATGAATTTGTATCTGTATATGCAAAAGATAGTGGAAGGGCAAATAATGAAAATGGTTATGAATTGCCTCCACCAATAGATAGTGATCTTTATTTTGGAAAAGTATTGATTGTAAAACATTTCAATAAAGAAATAAATAATGATAATGTAGAAGATTTAACATTGGAAGAATGGGAAAAAATATATGAAAAATTATTTGGCGGCTTTGAAGATTTAGATAACGAAGAAGAAAGTTCTAGTGAAGAAGAAATTCCTGAAGAATTTAAAACTAAAGAGGGATATTCTAAAGAAGATGGATTTATAGTAGATGATGATGAAGAAGAAGATGTAGATTACATACCAGATGATGAAGAAGAAGAATATGATAGCAATGGAGAAGAAGAATATGATAGCAATGATGAAGTAGAAGAAGGTTTAGATTCCGATGAATTAAAAAGTAATGAAAACATTAGCGATGACGATGAAAATCATGACGATTCTATGCCAGAATTAGAAGAAGATAGTGACGAGGATGATTTTGACGATATAGGTTCAGAATTAAGCGAAGAAAGTTATATTTCAGATTATAGTGATTAAAATTAAAATTGAAAAGATTTAAAACGATATATTATCATTATAATAATGAATACAGATTATAAAGAGTTTAGAAGTAAAGTAACCAAAAATATTGAAAACTTTATTAAAAATAAAAAAATTGCTATAAATATAGAAAAAGGTATATATAATTATACAATTAGAAAGTCTAAATCAAAAGATGTTGTTAGAAAATGGGAGAATAAATATTTTCTTCAGATTTATAATGATAGATTTAAATCTATTTATTTTAATTTAAATCCAAAAATTTCAACATGTAATAAAGATTTAGTCGAAAAAATAAAAACAAAAAAAATAAAATCAACAAAACTAACATATATGACTCATCAAGAAATGAATAAAAAAAAATGGGATAAATTAATTCAAGAAAAAATTAAAAGAGATAAAAATTTAACAACTGATAGTTTGTGTGCATCAACTGATGAATTTAAATGTTATAAATGCAAACAGCGAAAATGTACTTATTATCAGTTGCAAACTAGATCAGCAGATGAGCCAATGACAACATTTATCACATGTTTAAATTGTGGCAATAAGTGGAAATTTTAATGTAAAACTTACAATTTAAATTATATTATTTTAGTATATAATTTAAATGTCTGTACCGGTAATAACTAATTTTAATTATATAGTACAACAAAAGTTTATATCAAAAAGTTATATTTTTTCATGGGACAAATTAACACCTCCTGTGATGACATATGTTTTTTTTGATGTTTATTTAAATAATGTAAAAATTGTAAGAACAAGTAATAATTATTTTTCTATTGATAGTGGTATCGGTTGTGAAAATAAATGTATAAAAATAAAGACAGTGTATGAAAATACTATTACAAACACATTGACATATAGTGGATTTAGTCCAGAAATTTGCTTTACAAGTCCTCCTGATAGATATTGTAATTTACCTTTTAATTTATGGCAAAATGAAAAAATAAGTGATTCGGATAAAAAGGCGTACCAATCAAAATTAGAAAATTTAAAAGTTATCAAATATTCTTCAAAACTACGTTATGCTAGGGCAATTAAAAATAAAGCATCTGGATCATCTTTTGTGGCTACACCAAATCTAAGATCAATGTATTATACAGAATGCATTCCGACAGAGTTAAATTATATAGTTAAGATAATAAATAGAGAGGGAAATAATTATTTTAAAATAGAGAATTTAAATGCAACTTTATTACCGGGAAAAACTTATATTTTTAATCAGGAAGATTCAAGTAATGTAGGACATCCTTTAAAATTTTCTAGAATAAATGGAACTTTTACCGGTGATCCAAATTCTGTTTCATCAGGTAATCCTGGATTTCCGGGTGCATATACAAAATATACAGTCCCTAATAATGCAACATATAATAATGTTTGGATGTTTTGTACAATACATGGTTATGGCATGGGTTCATTATATAATCCATTTGTGGTACAAAACAACCCGGTATAATTTAACCAATATTATTAATTTAATTTTTCCCTAAAAAAATCTCTATTAATTTATACCAACTAACACATTGTCGGTTACCTTTAGTAAATATTATATATATTTTACTCTTATATATAATATGATTTAGTATGTATAATATTTAAAATTTGTAAAAAAAACAAAAAATAATAGCACTAGTATATTATATAATGAGTAACGAATTACAGGTAATATTTACAAATTCTGCGTCATTGTCCGACTCTACGGTAGGTTCCAATCAAAACTCGTATATTATTATTTTAGGATCTAATGTACACCCTTCGTCTGAT